GCCGGAAACAAACTCGCTCGCGCCGAGTCCCATCTGATCGAGCACCGCGAGAAAATTATCGGCCTGCAGCCGCTCCGCGAACTGCTGCTGCGTCTCGCCTGTGCGCGTGACACCGAGCACCGTATCCGAGAAAGTCTGCTTCCCTGCCTTGTCGGTGGCGATCTTGAACGTTCCGCCGACGAGATCAGCCACGTGCTCACCGAACTGCGCGGCGAAAGCGTTCACGCCATCGAGCAGGGATTGCTCCATCTGATCGAGCGCGGCCTGCTGCTCGGGCGTTGCGCCGCTGCCGACCCACTTCGTGCTCGTCCCGCCGAACAGCGCTTTCTTTTTCGATTCCTGAAACTGGTTCGAGATCGAGGCATCTTCGCCAAGCGCGATGTCCGTTTCCGTTGCACCAGTCGGTGCGTATTTCGTCCCGAACAGTCCGCCATGCGTCAGCGAATTGACGAGCGAGGCAGCGCCCGCGATCCAGCCCACCACCGGGATGAAATACGCAGCCGTGGCGAGTCCCGCCGCCCCGATCAGTCCACCCGCTGTGCCGCCGATCTGCTCTCCGATCTGCCAGCCAGCGAGCGCACCCGCGAACATCGGCGCAGCCTTGCTCGCGAAACTCAGGCCCGCCGATTCACCGAGATTTACACCGGCCTCGCCCGCCCAGTCAGTCAGGCCGATCGAACCCGCGAACGAGTTCCCCATCGCCGCGCCAGCGGCCTGCGTGTCTTCCATCAGCACGCCAGCGCCACCCATGTCCGCGAGCGATCCGCCTGCCCCGCCGCCGAACATGCCACCGAGCCACGAACCAATTCCGCTGCTGCCGCCTCCACCACCCCACATACTTTGTATATTTTGGAACATATTGCCGAATGACTGCATCGGCAGCTGCCCGCTCGTCCCGCTCAAGCCGAACACCGAATTGATGATCGGATTGATAACGGCCAGCTTCATCGCGTTCGCGATCATCGATTCGACAACCTGTTTCCAGATGTTGTCGAGGTCTTTCATCAGCGAGCCGCCTTCCACCATGTCCTTCGCGACATCGGTCGCGAACGTATCGAAGGCATTCGTGGCGATCCCCGCCCACGATTTCAGCACTTCCTCCTGATCCCTCAGAGCGGCAGTGAGATCGTCCAATCGCTGCTTGGTCGCGATCCACAGCGGCAGCTGCTCCTGCAGCACGTCGTGAATATCCCGGTTCGCCGGGATGGCTTCGCCGTACAGGTCAACATTGTTTTTCAGTGCTTCGTTGTAGGCCGCGAGCGCGGCGGTCGCAGCGGCCCGCTGTGATGGCTCGGTGGCGAGCAGCGTTTGCTGCAGCTGAATCTGCTCGTCCAGTTTCGCGAATTGATCGTGCTGCTCCTTGATCCGCTCGATCGTCGCGGCGAGACGTTTTTCGAGCAGGTCTTCGTCGGCCTGCATCTGCAACGCGAGTTCGTGTTTATCCTTGCCGAGCGCGATTCCTTCCGCATAGGTTTTATTCAGCAGTGCTTCGCCGTCGTCATAGGCTTTTTGCGCGGCGAGGTACGGGCCAGAAAGCCCGGTGGCAATCTGCGCCATCAATTCATTGAGTTTTTGGAGATCGTTTTCGTATTGCTTTTCGAGTGCGGCGTGCTGCTGCTTCTGCGCGTCATAGTCCGCGAGCGCTTTTTTCGCATCGTTCACCGCGTTGGTGTGCTCGCCCTCGGCGCTCGCCGTGGCGCGCACTTCCTGCGCCCACTGGTGGTGCGCCTGAATATCGGCCACGCCTGCAGCGGTGTTGGCGTCTATTGCATCGGTATACTTTGTGAGATCGACTTCGCCGGTCTTAGCCGCGGCGCTGGCTTTCGCCAGTTCATCGGACCATCCCGCGAGAGCCTTCGCCCCTGCAATGTTGCCCTTGAGCAGTTCGGCATTCGACAGCACCGCGAGGAATTTCGAGAGACCGTTTTCGGCCTCACTGAGGAATGTTGTCCACTGGGTTTTCAGGTCATTGGTGAACAGCGCCCACGCGGCTTTCATCACCTCCCAGTTGTTCTCAACGTTGACTTTGAATTTCGTAAACAGGTCTGCGATCGTGACGAGATCGCCCGCCACGTCATTCCACCCCAGTTTGTTTTTGTCGTAGCCGAGCGCATCACTGAGCGCGTTTTTCCAGCCCTTCAGTTTTTCGATCGCCTGCCCTGCCGCGATCACGATCTCGTCTATGTCGATCGCGATCCCATGCACCATTTCCTTGAACGCGCCGGACGTGAGCACACCGGAGAGCGTGGTGCTGAGTGTGTTGAGCGCAGGCAGCAACCCGATCACCAGCTGGTTTTCGAGTCCCTTCGCCTGCTGTCCGATCTCGGAGAATTTATCGGAGGCCTCGATCAGTGCTTTCTGATCCTGATCGCTCAACACCAGCCCGAGCCGTTCGGCTTCCTCGCGCAGCGAGGCGAACTGCGGCCCGAGCTTGTCGAGCAGCGGGATCATTTCCTGCGCGTTGCGCCCGAACAGCTGCATGACCACGGCGGTCTTTCCGGCACCGTCCGCGAAATCCGAGATATGCGCGGCCACGGTCTGCAGCAGTTGGTCCGGGTTTTTCAACAGGTCCGAAACCTGCCCTGCGCTGATGCCGAGAGCGCGGAACGCTTCCGCCATCTGCACGTTCCCGGCTGCGGCCTGCTCGGCGCTGCGTTCCAAGTGCGCTGCGCCTGTGGCTGCGGTGTCGAAGTTGACACCGACCAAGCCCGCCGCGTAGCCCACCGTCTGCAGCGTTTGCGTGGACATACCGAGAGACTGAGACAGGCTGGTGACGTGCTCGGCGGCTTCCATCGTGCCGCTCACCAGTTCCTTGATCCAATCCAGCGACAGCCCCACGCCCGCGAGTTCGGCCAGCGATTTGAAACTTTCCTCAACGCTCGCCACGGCCTCCTGCCATGACTTCTGAAACTCACGCGCGGCCTTCGCGTGCTCGTTCTGCGCCTTGCCGAGATCGGCCACCATGTTGGCAATGTTCGCCAGCACGTCGATGCTGACGGAGGCAACAGAATTGCTCGCCATTTGGGCGCACTCCGAAAATCAAAAAAAAAACCCCGGCGCTTTTCAGGTCGCCGGGGTCCGAGTCGATTATTCGTCGCTGTCTGAGGCGTCACGCTCCGCGCGCTCGCGCATGATTTCCGCCACGCGCTCCTTGTAGGCGATCTCCTTTTCCAATTCCTTTTTCGGGTCTTCCAGTGCGTACCACGCCATCACCCTGATGTAGTCCGCGTGCGAGAGTTCTCGCTTGAGGCGGCTAGGTGAGGTTTTCCATTCAACAGCGAGCGACAGCCACGCCCGAGCGCGGCTGTCCGCTAGGAGTTTTTTGCAGCGGTCTCCACCGCGTCAGGCGTGAACCCGTTTACCTGCATCGCGATGCGCTGCAGTTCGTTCGCCTTTGCCACCGGAATTTTTGCGGCTTCCTGCTCGGTACCCTTCGGCGTACCGTCGCGATTCACGATGCACGCAGCGATCACGCGATTGCGCAGGCCTTTCGATTTCGCTTTGTCCACTTTTCCATCCGGTCCAAGGATGTCGAACAGCGTCTCGGCAACCTCCGAAGAGATTTCCTGCACGAACACCTTCGATTCCTTGCCGTGAACCTTGATCGTGCGCTCCACGATCACTGCCGCGAATTCATCGAAACCCTGGCCGGTTCCGTTAGTTGTGGATTTGTTCATTTGTACACTCCGTGGGTAAGCCCGGTCCCGCACGGCACGCCTCCGAAAAAGAGCGCCACGGCGCGCTCAAGGCGCACCGTGCGGGCCGGATGGTGCTGCCGTGGCAACGCCTAGTAAGACTTCGTGGTGAGATCGCCTTTCAGCACGCTGGTGGCAAAGCCACTGGTCTGAATCTTCACGTCGGCGCGAACGATGTCGTTATCGACTTTCTTGATCGAAAAATCGGACACGTAGCAGTCGCCATATTGGCCGCTGCGCGACCACGATCCGGCAGGCGAGCCGGTGACAGGCGGACGCAGTGCGCCGTTCTTGATCGTCGGCGGCGCGGGGCTGTCCGAGTCGCCATCGTAGTAGCTGATATTCGCGCCACCCGATGCGCCCCACTTGAACAGCTTGATAAGCGACTGGTGATTGACGTTCGAGAGATCGAGCACCAGTTCCCCGGATGCTTCGGCGGGAGCCGAGCGCCCGCCTGCGTATTCATCGCAGCCCGCGCTATCGGTGTTCGATTTGTCGATTTTCTTTCGAGGTCCGCCGATCGGAGAGAAACCCTTCAGCTGGTCTACGGCCAGCACAGCAGGCGGCGACTTGGATTTATCCATCAGGTACAGCTTGCTTCCCACGGTGGAGACTGACTTGGTAGTCATAGCGATAACCTCAGACGAGTTTTTTAGAGGCACAAAAAAACCCGCGTGAGCGGGTTCGTTCTTTCGGCGGTCGCGAGGGATTTATTGCGACTGCCAAAAACTCCAGTCATACGAGACGCGATAGCGGTGTGTCGGCTGGTCGTAGTCGGTCGCGTTCGCGCCGAGACAGCGAGCGCCTAGCTGCACCGACATCAGCGCGTTCTCGTTTTCGAGTGCGGTGCGGATCGCATCCATGCCGCTCCACGCGAGATCGCGATCGTCCGTGGAGTAAACATCGATTTGAATGTGCTCGTTATCGGCTGCTCGCGCGGCCTCCATGCCACCGGCCAGCTGCCCCGAGACGATGAAATAAATCGCGGCGGGTGTGTTCACGCCTTCGGGAATCGTCTCGGGAAAGATGCGCGGCGGCGATCCAAAAATGGATTGCACGCCGGGATCGTTTTTCAGAATCGAATAGAGCGATGTCGATATGCTCACGGCTTCACTCCGGGCTGTCTTACTTCCTCCACGGCCATATCGACACCCTGCCCGAGATCGTAGCCGAACACCGTCAGCGCCTCGGCTAGTCCGTTATCGAACGCGGGGCGCAAAAAAGGATGCTTGTGGAAATTTCCACCTTTATCGTGGAATCCGAATTCAAGGAATCGGCCGTAAAATGGATCTCCCTCCACGTTCACGTTGTAGCCTGCCACCTTGAGGATGCGCAGGACGCGCTTCACCTTGGCGCGTTTCACGATGCGCCGGATGCCGACGATGTAGTGAGCTTCGCTCGGCGTCGCGCCGGGGCGCTTGAACGTGGCCTCGGCGGCTTCGAGAGCGCCGGTAGCGTATGGGGTTATCAGCTGCGCTTCTTTCAGGAAAACTTTTGCGCAGGCGAGCGTGGAATGCTTGAGATATTTCGTGCCGATTTTTCCGCCGAGTTCCTTCAGCGTCTCGCCTAGCTCATCGAGTCCTTCGATTTTGACGGACCACTCTGGCATAGCACTTCAGCCGCACACTCCCACGCAAAACCGGATCGAATTTCGTCCCACGAAAACTGCGACCACGCGAGAGCAGCGGCCCACCCCCACCGATCCACCGGCTCCTGCGGCATCTTCCACACGTGCGTTCCGCCCATCGGCCACGCCATCGAGCGATCATCGAAAACGAGCGTAGGCTTGCCCGCGAGGATCGATTCCACGCCTGCATTGCTGTTGAACGTGACCACGATCGCCGCGCCATCGAGCGCGGCCTGCAGCGTGCCGTGCAGCGTCTCCGCACCATCGAGCACGATCGTGATCCCGTACTGCTCGGCCATCGGGTGCGGCCTGAAGCGCACCGGCAGATCGAAAACTGCGGCAGCGTCATCCACGGCCCGCTGCGCCCACGCCGGGAAATCGCAACCCTCTAGCGACATATCGCCGGGAACCTGCCCGATCAGCAGCGTGTAGCCGCCGCTGCCGGGGTGGTACGGTCGCCAGCTGCGGAAGAGGTCACCGTGCAGAAGCTCGAAGCGCCCTCGATCCCGGCAGCGCGGGAAGCGAGCGCGACCGTTCAGCCCGTTCCAGCCGGTTGAAATCCATTCGCGCCGGTTGCCGATGAATCCGTGTTCCAGCACCAGCACGTCTCGCCCTGTGGCCCGCAGCAGCGAGCCGAGCCGCCAGCCCCACACCGACACCACCGGAGCCGCCGAAGCGATCTCGGACG